CATCCATTTTTTCAGATTCTTTAGGTTGCCAATCAAACTTAACACAAGCAGCAGCATGATTAGGATATGTAGTTTCAACAAATTTAAATAACTTATCTACATCTTCTAAAAATAAAAAGTCACAGTCACAAAATAATATCCAACCTTTAGTTATATCATTTACTCTAGCAACTTCAGGTGCTAAGAAACGAGTATGACTAAACTCAGTTGAGAAAGGTTTGTTATCTATAACATCCATTCTTTGTCCTTCTGAATCTTCAGTCCATTCTCTTGTAAATAATTCTGCACCTCTTAATGATTTGTGATTTAAGTCAACTACAGTTAGAGGTCGTGAACTTTTTCTTAATAAAGAATGTTCACAAACTCTATATGCAATGTCTTCTCTATGGTCATAACCTATAAAACAAAGGTTAGTTTTATTTAATTCTAAAGGTCTTAACCACTCATACTCATTAGCTGTTTGTCTACTTCTAATTAACATAATAGTATTATACTCCTTTCCTAAAATGAAGTCAACCTTTTTAAACTATTTCACAAGCACCTGCAGTACATGCAAGTTCTTTTGAAGAGGTTGTAGTATCTTCAGTTTCATAATTTACTAAGTCCATCCAGTTAATATTCTTAGGTGTCTTAGCTAACCACTCTTTGTAAGTCTTCTCATCTACTTCTTGATAAGGTGCTTGTTGATAGCTGTGTTCAGAGTGAGGTAAGAAAGAAACTCCACTACATATTTCAAAGTTTTCATACACCCATGCACCTACCTTTAACCATTCATTTTCTTTTACATATACAGTAATAGAAGGTTTATGTTCACACCAAAATAGTTGGTACATCTTCCATACTTCAAGCTGTTCTAATGCACTCATCTTATCTCTCATAACTGAATGCTGTGGAGCTTTCATAGGAAAATAAAATACTTTAGTATCATTAGGTTTCATCACGTCATCCTCTCCATAGAAACCTTTCTCTAACATCATGTCACATAAAGGGTCTTTCTTATCTGCTCTTACAGTTCTAAGATAGTAAGAAGAATATCTAGGGTGTATACCTGAAGCTGAATCAACAAGTTGTGATACAGTTCCTGAAGGTTTAACACAAGTAATAGCAGTAGATTGATTGATACCTAGTTTATCTGCCCACTCTTTATTTACTTTAATAGCATGTTCTTTTAACTCTATTAACATATCTTTAAGAACTTGTTTATTAAAAATTTCTCCTGATAATATCTTATGGTCCATAATACCAGTAAGAGATACACCTAATAATCTTTCTTCTTCAGTGTTCTCTTTCCATTTCTTAGTAACATATCTAAAATTAGTAAGAGTAGATTGTAATGTGCCAAAGATAGTAGCTATCTCTACTTTCTTTTTTAAATCTTCAATCTTATCTGAAGGTCTAACCACAACTTCACTTAGGTTACACGTTTGTTTATTACGTAACACTATTTCTGAACAGGGATTTGTACCAAACTCATGGTCTCCATCTCTTCTACCTGAACGTGTTGCCATTTTTTGTGAAGCAACTCTATTAAAGATACCACGTTCTCCAGACTTTGAATCATATAATGATACCCATTCTTTCATAAATGTACCTATGTCAGGCATTTCAGTATAGGCAACAGAGTTATTAGCATAACTTCTTTGTGGATTATCATCCCACCATTGTCCAGTCTTAGCATCTCTCATACGTAGGTCAGATAGATTAGACAAACTAATTAAAGCTGAACGTCTTACACCACCACAGACAACAACGTCAGCTATCTTACATACAATGTCATGACACTCAAGAGAGTTTAGCTTTCTACCTTTAGCTATCTTAAAAGTTTCAATAGTAAAATTAAATAAATCAACCAAAGGTTTAGGACCACTGGCTCTACCTCCAAATGTTTTTAGTTTCTCTCCTGCTTTTCTAACTAATGACACATCAAACTCAGGGATTTGTCCTGCATACAACATGGCAATTAATTCTCTATAGGATTTTGCCCAACCAATTTTACTATCTTTTACTTTAATAACTGTGTCAGTCTTATGAAACTCTTCTTCAATAGTAGGTAGCTTACTGGTATACTGTCTCTCAACACTAAACCCTACACCTGTACCACACATAAGTACATACATTATTTCATCAAAGGTTCTTACATTATCAATAGCTACATATGAACAATTAAATCCTGCAATATTATCTTTGTCAAGTGCAGGTCCTGCAGTCATGAGTGCTCTCATTGAAGGCATCACATCCAACATAAGTATAGCATTAAACCATCTGTCATATTCATCTTTAGATATTTCTTTTTTAGTAATCTGTTTATATCTATCAGCCATATAAGAAACATATCTATCAACAGTTTCCTGCCAAGTCTCTCTTCTATTTTCTTTTTCTAACCACCTTGCATATCTTGATATTGCAATGTAGTTTTGGTATTCTGTTGGAAGTGTGTTACTATTCATAATTATTTAACCCCTTTTTGTTTATTGTTTAAGTTACGTATTCTATCATAACTATCTCTATGTGTCAATATCGCATTGATATGTCCACGAATAAAGCTAGTTCTTTTTGAATTAAGTATCTCTAATGCAATCCTTCTCATATAAGAAGGCTCTATATTTGCACATGTACATACATAATCAAAATTCTTTTTTACCTCACCAAACTTTGTTGTAAACCAAAGCACAGCTTCTCTTTTATATCTTGAACTCTCAAGGTCTCTTGTATCTTTTTGTGTAGCATCAAGTAATGCTTGTAAAATAACTGCCAAGAATAAAGTTCTCTCAGGACTTGTGTCGCTGATAAAATAATTTTCAATTGTCTGAAAGAATTTTTCATTGCTTAACATTATACCATTGTTTAGGAATGCCATCACTAATTTTACAGTAGTCGAAGTCATGCTTCTCACACCACCCTGCATACGTCATTGTGCCACCCTTGTTTAACTTCTTATTAGGATTATCAAATGCAAACCTAACTGTAATATCAGGGTTACTATTCCTAAAAAATAAATGTTTCTTTCTCATTTCAATTGTTAGTCTACCTTTAACTTCTATATAAGTATTATTAGGTAGCATGAAGTCAGGACAATAAGTCTTGTGTTCATGCCATTCATATTTAAATTTCTCAGGTTCATATTTTACTTTTATCTTTCTTGATTTAAAAAATTCATAAACCTTTTTCTCTGAACCACTTCTAAATTTCATTTAATTTTTCTCATATGAAAATAATTTCTAATGTGCAATGCTGTAAAGACAATACACATGACTAACATAAATAAACTGTTAGACATTACTGACCATGTAATCCATATTATATTTGAAAGCATTCCATATAAAGGTGCATAGTTATTTTTATTACCATACACCCATACAGTAACTACTGCACTAATCGCAGCGAGTAATTCAAATATACTAACCCACGTCATCTAATTCAACCTCTTTTACATCAGGAACTTTTGACACTGTTGTTAAGTATCTTGGTCCATTCGCATAGATAAATTTTCTAAGACCTGTCCCATTGTTAGCATCTGACCAACAACGAACTTTATAAGCACAGTAGGAACAGCCAATGTCAAGTTTCCTATTCCCAGACACACCATCAGGAATATCATTATAACATTTGCTAGGTACTGTATCACTTGCGACAACATCTTTAAGATGTACGACCCTATCTTTTGCATTTATCATCTCCATATTATGGACCTGCATCAGTGCAAGTCTACCACTTTGTTTATCAATAGCTAAGAATGCTCCCTTATCTTTGCCTTGTGCTTCAACGTAACCTGATAGCTGTGCAATATAACCAAAGGGGTCATCATTTATTAATGAACGATTTATAAACTTTTTAAATGAGTAAGCACTTGCAGACTTACAGTCTGTAACAACACCATCAATCTCACAATCTTGATGACCTTTAATGCCTTCAATGTCTACTTCTAATTGTTCATTCTTAACTTTATGTCCTGCAGTTTTAGCAAGTAATAATAAAAGTTCCTCAAGGATATGCCCATATGTAAACTTTATCTTTGCCCATGCAGGTAGGTTTTCTTTTTCAATGTCTCTTGAGTTATACCAAACTTGTCTGTCAGGTTTACCTATCTGTGACATTCTTAAGTTATTATTTTCTGACCTTGTATTAAATAACATATGTATAGCTTTACCTACATTCTCACACATTAAATCTATGTCTTCCTTCTTAGGTTGGACTCCATTAGATATACTGTCATACATATCTTGTACTAAAGTTTCAATCTGTTTCATAGAAAAAAATAGGGGTGAGTTATTAGCTACACCCCTATGTATTTAGAGATTAATAAAGCTAGACAGGTATCTCAGCGAACTCCTGCTTAGAAGTTGTAGATGAAGTTACTACACTTCCATCTGGAATTTCCTCAAATGCTGAAACTGATTCAGCTCCTGCATAAGGAACTAAGTCCACAACTTGTATTGCTTGTAAGTCTGCACTCACTCCAGTATTACCTGTTGGTTTATGCACCCACTCATATGTTTTATATAAAACATTTACAGCAGAACCATTACCAATTAATGTACCTTCAAGAGGTCTCT